AACCTTACCGAGGTAGTCAGCAGCATTGCCTAGTGATGAAGCAGTGTTGGTCAACTCTACGTAACCGTAGCGTGTTAGGAAACCAACGACTGGTTCAAAGGTTGCTGGATCTAGCACAACGCCTGAGCTCATTAGTGGGATGTATGGGCAATAGAAAGCAGCAGCGTCTGCTTCGCTTGCGCCCTTGTATCCAACTAGAACCTGATTTGCGTTCTGAGCAGTTGTATCTGCTAGATATGCGTCTACGTAAACGCGCATTGCACCGTTCAATGTACCAACGAACTTTGTGTTTGTTGGGGCTTCGAATGTGCCTTCTGTTGTGCGAGCAAATGCTGAAGTTGTTGCAGACTGTAGGATTGTTAAAGCCTGGTTTGAAACAACTGCCCAGTTTGCTGCACCACGACGTGTGCGCTGAGCGATTAGGTTTGCAACGCGATTGATTTGAATTGCTAGTGCAGCGTGTTCGTCACCGACGAATGTTGCTGTACCAGAAACTAGAGACTGGTCATATGTCTCTTCAACTGAAGCAAGTGAACGTAGGCTGTTTAGGATTTCCTGGTCAATTTCTGCAGTGATTTCCTGTGCTAGTGCAGCCATAATTTCTGCTTCAATGTCAATGCCTTGCTGAGCCTGTGCATCCTGAGCAGCCTCAAATGTCCAGCGAGCACTTAACTTGCGGCTCTTTGCTTCTACTGGTGTCTTGAGGATCTGGATGCTCATCTTCTTGCCTGGTGTGCCTTCTAATGTTGAAGTCTGTGCACCAGCAACGTTTGTACCGTCACCTGAATATGCACGAGCAATGTTGAATGGGCTTAGTGCTTCTTCACCTGCTGTGACTTCGCTTGTTGTGTCAGCATAACGAACACGTAGTGTGTGGATCTGTGCAACAGGTCCTGTCATTGGCTGTACGCCAACGATTTCGTTAGCAATAACTGTTGGCATTACACGACGGATAACTGGTAGGATAACACGATTTAGTGTTGCTACGTTACCGGCGCTTGTTGCGCCTGCTGTTGCGGCTTCGCCCAAGTAACGACGTGTATTCTCTAAACATACGTTCATTGATGCACGACGGTTACCAGATAGGCCTTCAAGCAGAGCTTCTTTGGTCTCTGACCATCTTTCATTTAATAACTGTGACATTTTATGTCTTCTCCTTGAATAGTTAAATTACTTTAGACCCGCTAACTTGCGGATATCTAAAATGTTATCTAAGCCTACCTCAGGCTTTACTTCACGATTACCAGTCACTTCAGTGCTTTCAATAAGTGTAGTCTTTTGAACTACTGGCTTTTGATTGCCTTCCATTACTGTAGGTAGGTACTTGTCGAAAGCCTCTGCCAACTTCTTGGTCTGTACAGATTCAAGCAGTGTATGCATTAACTCTCTCTTGTCAGCACTTAGAGGTGCTAGTAATTCGGCCATAACGTTTTTGCGTTCCATTAAATCTTTCTGAACGCGAATTTCGCGATCTTTGGATTCTACAATGGTTGCTTTTTCTGTTATTGCCTGTTGCGCTTCGGAAAGTTCCTTATCTTTCTTTGCGATAATCTTCAACAGTTTTGCTGTTTCTGATTTTTCGTTTAGGAAAGAACCGGAATATTCTTGGGCAAATGCTTCATAAATTCTGCGTCCAAAGTCGTTTGTGCGAGCATTGTCGATATCTTCTTTCAATTGCTTGATTTCTGCTGTCAACTTACTTGTAACTGCTGCTTCAACAACTTTAGATGAACGCTGAATAAAGTTCTTCTTAATTTCTGCAAACTTTGTTTTGGCTTCGCGTACAAGTTTAACCTTGGTTGCTACAACCTCACGCTTGTCTTCAGTAAATTCTGAAATTTCTCTTGCTAGGGCATTTACGACGAAATGCTCTAGTTTTGCAAAGTTTTCAGCGACTTTCTTGCGATCGTTTTGAAACTCTGCAAGTTCTTTGCCTAATCGGCCGATTACAAAAGATTCTAGTTTCTTACCATCGTCCTTCATCTTTTTCTTATATGAGGCTTTGGCTTCTGCTAGTGCCTTCTTGTCTTCTGCCAATTCGGCCATTTCTACGGCCAATCTTTCGCTTAACATCTTGTCGATTGCTTCTACCATCAATGACTTGTCATGATTGTATTTTTGAGCAAATTCTTCACGAAGTTCTGCTGTTACTTGGTCGCGATTTTCTTTAATCTGTTGTGCAAAAGCGGATTCTAGTTCCGATTTAATATCTTCACTAATAACTCCGGCTTCTGTCAATTTTTTAAATGCGTCCAACATTTTGTTCTCCTCGGGCTTATTTTAGACCTTTAATAATTTGTAGGAGTGATTCCTTCAAGTATTTCTGGGCCTTTGGATCTTCACTAACTTCTATAGCCACTTTGTAAGCCTTATGCCCGCCTCTTGTGTTCATGAGATGTTCATAAACAGGAGTTGGATATGCACCAGGCGCACTGGGCTGAGCAACTATGTCTACAGTGATAATTTCAAAGTCACTTACGTGTCCATTCATGTCGTTAACATTGCCGCTACCGCGAGAACTGACACCTAATTTAACTCCGCTTTCTAACATTGTACGTACAAGATTGCCCATTGGTGTTGGAAGGATCTTCATCTTTCCGTAACCGTTAGGACCGTCCATCCACATCTGAGTAATCATATGTGATACACGATCCAAGTTAACCTTTAGATCATCGGGATGATCAACTTCGCCAAGCACTGAATAACCATTTTGAATCTGGTCATTCAGTGTCTTGACGGCTCTT